TCAGTAAATGAACGAGCGGTCATCGGTCGTGGGCAACGGTATCGGCCATCCGAACAAGCGCAGGTGGTCGTAAGCCCAGAGCTTGATTGCTGGCAGCCCGAGGCGGCTGACGTTCACGAACTCGCGCATCCACGGCCAGGTGCCGTAGTAGAGGCCCATCAGGTAACGGCAATGTGCCTGGTCCCAGGCGAGTTCCTTCCACGGGTACTGTGCGCATCGGATCGCCTGGTCGAGGTTGTGGTTCAAGCCGGGGTACTGATAGCCCTCGATGAGGAACGTGTCGAAGCCGGAGCCCGCGCGCGCCGTCCACTGCGACGGCAGGTTGATATACCGCAGCAGGCGACAGTTGTCCGGGTCGTTCACGTCCATCGGCCACAGCAGTTCGAAGATCGCCGCCGGGCACTGCGATAAGACGTAGCCTTGGATCGCGGCCACATAGTTGTACAGGCGCGTGCGCAGGAAGTTCGCGTCGGCGTAGCTGTTGACCGAGGGATCGTCGTTCGGCGTGTGAAAGGTCACCAGCGCGCGGCCGAGCGCCGTTTGTGCGGCGGCCTGCGTGTCAGCATCGTTGAACGCCATCCCGGACGAGTTCGCCAGGAACCACCAGAGAATTTCACCGAACTGGAGCTTCGGCGTGAGTCCCGCAGCCAACATCAGACCTGCCATCGCGGCGAAGGCCTGGCCCAGATAGTTCTGCGGCCCCGAACTAAAGGCGATTTGCGAACTGTTCAACGTCCCGAATCCGGTTGCAGTTTCCACCGCCGTGCCGTCGGGGAAGCGTTGAACCCACACCGCGCCACCGGCTGGGTTGTCCGGCGGCTGCACCAGTTCCTGCGAAAACGAGCAAACCACGCTCATGTTATTGGTCTTGAGAAGGCTGAAGAAATCCGTGTTCCAATCGCGGAAGGCCCGGTTGAGCACCGGCGTTTGGGTCGGATCGATCACCCAAGTCACACCGTAGGTTCCGCCCTGAAGATCTCCCGTCACGGTGGCCTGGCCGCTACCGGTGTTCGAGACGGGCAGTTCCTTGTACACGTGAAATTGCCAGACGCTGGAGAACGAATGCGCGGTGATCGTCAGGACGCTGCCGGTGGCCGAAGCCCAGGCACCGTCGAAGATGGCATTGATGAAATTGGCGAAGTGCCGGGCGATAGTGTTGCTACTGTCCTGCCCGCCGAACACCGTTTTGCCGATGGCAGAGCCACCAACGTGAAGCCAAACGACATCCTGATCGTTCCAGCTCCCGGAGAATGTGACCGTGCATTGCGGGTAGGACGGATTTGACGCCACTGCCTGCTTCCACCAGAAGACGCCGCAGTAGTGATCTATCTCGCCCAGCAGCCCGAGCTTCTGAATGTTCCACACCAGCCTTTGCGGCGACAGCTTGTAGGTGTTGTCCGTGTCAAAGTCGGTGGCCACGGCTACGGCGGTAGTTGTCGAGACCGGATCGGGAACGTCGCTCGCCACAGCGCATTCGAGGAAGTCGAAATAGAAGTACCAGCCTTGGCTCGATGCGTTCTTGTTGCCCGAGAGCGTGATCACTACCTCGTGCTGGCCTGCCGCGACGCCGGAGAAGAGCAACCGCCGCGTCTGCGAGGTGGTGGCTGCGGGATAGTAGCAGTCGAGTGTGACCGGCGCGCCGCCGTCGAGCGTTGCGGTTACGATGCCGCAGGTGGTATCGAGGCGCGTGCCGACGTAGATGCCGTGCGTGTACTGGCAATGCGTCTCGATGGTGACGCTGGCACCGGAAGCCGCTGCACGGATCGCCCGTCCCTGGCTCCAGAAGGCGAACGCGCCATTCACGGGGTCGTTGCCGGGGGCGGCTTCCCAGAATCCGGAGGTGCTGACCCACGTGCTGTCTTCTTCGATCCGAACCGACCCCGGCCCGGCAACTTTTAGCGCGCGCTTGGACGCCGGGCTGCTGGTCACCGTCCAATTGGTGACGACCATCTGCCACTCCGTTGACTGGTATGCCTGGCGGTTGGGGAGCGATGGAGCGATGGTCCACCAGACCTTATCCACATTGTTCCAGCCGAGGGTCGTGAAATCGATGTGCACGTGCCACGAAACGTTATCCGATGAACCGCCGGACAGGTTCCAGTCGCTCGCGGTGAAGTAGAGCCGGCTGCTGCTGTTGTTGTCTGTCTGGTAGAACGCGACCATGTTTCCGTCAGCTCCGGCCGTGGCCGTGATCACCAACTGGTTCGGCAACACTACGGAGGCGCTGAGCACGGCGGGGCCGTTCAGCACCCAGTTCGTTCCGTTGATCTGGCTCGCGATGTTGATCAGGATGGTCGGGGCAACCGTGCCTTGGGTCAACGATGCAGCCGCGGAACCATCCGAACTCGATACCGCAATTGGGCCCGCTACGCCGGCCTTCAGCGTAATGAGGATCTCGTTGTTGTACTGACCTCCCACCGTGGCCGTGCAGTTTGGGTCGGAAACGTTGATCTGCGCTGCGACGTTGGCCGCGATCTGGGCACTGTTCAACGACCCTTCGTAGCAGGAATACGTGACACTGCCGATCTTCACCCAGTGCTGGTAGTTCGATAGCGTGGCGCCCCCAGAGCCGTCTGAGCTAGACACCGCCACGGGGCCGTACTTACCGGACCTCAGCGAAATGAAGATCTCGTTGCCGTAGGCGCCTCCTGTGGTGCAGGAACAATTAGGATCGGAGGCGTTGATCTGGCTGGCAATATTGTTGGCAACGCCCGCGCTGTTCAGCGAATCTTCGAGGCAGGAGTACGTGGCCGAGCCGATCTTTACCCAGTGGTTGTAGGCCGCGTTCCCCTGCCACCACAGGGCTTGGTCGGTAGTCGCCACCGATCCCTGCCACCACAGAGCCTGGTCGGTGGTCGGATTGCCGAGAATGATCGCAGGGCTGATGAACGACTGGTTCTGATACCAGAGCGTGACCTTGTCGCCGGCCTGCGGACTCACCATGTTCAGCGTGAAGGTGGCCGACGCTCCGGCGCGCCCCGCTGTGTTGCACGTGATGGTGATGCCGGGCGTGCCGATCCACTTCACGTCGTTGTGGCCGACGCCGTTGATGGAGTAGTCGAGCGTGTTCCAGTCGGTCCACGGGTTCTTGAGCGACTCCCAGGACTGAATCCCCTGCCAGGTGACATCGAAATCGAGCACGAGACCCGTGAGATCGCCGTCAGGCAGATAGGAGAAGAGCGGGTGCCCGAACGGATCGTCCTTCTGAAACAGGACCAGGACGGCGAAATCGGCCATGTCGCGGAACACACCGGACACGGTGAACCCGGTGTCCGAGGCACTCCACAGCGCGGCTGCCGCGCCGTAGTCGTCAAAGCCCTGCAGGGCCATGGTGCGATGCGGCTGCAGCTTGTAGATCTGGTCCATGACTAGGCCGCTCGCCAATAGACTCGATCAGGCATACCCTGAACGGGTCGGAATGGGATAGATTGTGGACGATGAGTGCGAAGGCGTGTTTGTTCTTCTACGCAGACGTCTTGGGATATCGGTCGTTTTTGGAACAGTTGGGCACCCGTGGATTGCACCGCCTGTTGTCCAACGCTATTGCTAGCGTTTCCACTACCGTGTCGATCACTCAAACGGCCACGGAGCGCCGGAGGAGCATGAATGCGAAGGACCCTGCAGGGATTCGCGACTTCTTCCGGCCGCTTTCGGAAGGTGACTTCTCAGTCTTCTTCGCGTTTGACACGTTGATGGTGTTTCTAAAGGATGTACGAAGAGGGTCCTTGTGGGGACGCTTCGATTTCTTCCTGGAATTCGCCGCGACACTCTATCTTACGCTTCTGATTCGATATCACGTACCGCTACGCGGCGTGATCACAGCATCTGAATCATATATGATCGGTCCACGATTGATTACCATCCGCGAGATCGACAGGTGCTTCCAGTTGGAGAAAGCGCAAGACTGGTCTGGTACTGTCATCGATTTCCCTCACGATGAGTTGACTGGCCTAAGCGACGGGTTTCGGCTCGTTGACGAACCGTATCTGTACTACGCCGTTCCCTTCAAGTCTGGCTCCCGAGACACTCTTGTGCTCAATCCAGTGACCTGCCGAACTCTGCACATGATGAAGAAGCGCAGGCTGTCGCTCAAGACATGTGCCCAATGGTTGTGTGCTGAGAGCCAGCGCGAGGACTTGCAGCCGGAAGTAAGAGGCAAGTACCTGAACACATATACGTTTCTCAACGATTGCATCAGTCGTTACGAAACTTCGGTGGGGATCTGCAAACCCCTGTACAAGGGCGAGACGTTTCCCAATGTCCCATAAATCACGAGTAGATGAATACCGAGAGGTTTGCGCCCGGAAATGTGGTCCCAACCGCCGTGATGCCGATGGAGACCGCCGTGTTCGCTGGGATCTGCGACAGGGCGCTAATCTGAGATGGCGCGGCGACCACCACGGTCTGGCCAGCCGATATTGTCAGGGTCAGCCACGCGGTGCCGCCCACGTAAATCGTGAACGTGATTCCAGCGCCGGTCGGCGCGGCCTGAACATAACCCTTCACGTCGCCGACCGTCACGGGGCGATTCAAATACAGAGGCTGAGCTGCGTTGGATTCGACGCCTAGCGTGCCCTGCATCTGGAAAACAAGGCCCGCCACCTTCGAGAGGCCTTCCGCGCCGAACACCCAATCCTCGCGGATAGGTGCATCGCCGTCCGGCGACTCGTTGCCGTTCACGTCCACCGTGAAACCCGCGATCACGAGCGTCTCGTCCACGAAATTGTTCGTGGGCATGTTGATCGTCGTCACCGCCAGTGGATTTCCGTTATCAAGCGAGGTGGTGTCGCAGGAGTAGGGCCACGTCGGCTCCTCGATGATCCACACATCGCCGGGATTGATGACCATCGGGAGGTCCCACGTGACGGCGGTTGCTGTGTTGGAGACGATCTTCCGCGGCGGCGTCCCGCGCGAGGCTCCCTGAATCACGCGGATCAGGTTCCCGACCTCCGCGCCGGGCGTCATGCCGTTGGGGTAGACGTTGTTCTGGCACCCCGAGTCCGTGATCGAGGTCGGATTGGCGGTGTTGGACGCATCGGCAGTGAACCGCAGAACGAAGCAATCGCCCTCCTGGACGATGCCGTTGGGATCGGGAGTAACGCCGACCGTGCCGGTGGTCTGGTCCCACGAAGTGACCTTGGTGCTGAAGTACGGCGTGGCACCTTCCGGCCTGCCGATGATCGAGATGATGCGGCCAACTGGCGTCCACGATGGGTTTGAGGATGGCGGCGCTCCCTTTAGATATCCGGTGACCAGCGTACCGGCGGACACGCTATCGATTGACCCACCGATAATCCCGCCGTGGATCAGGTGCTTGGCCTTTAGCCGGACCTTGCTGACATACGGGGACGGCAGAGCCCACGTCGAGCGCACCAGAGGGCCGGCGAACGTGATCGATCCGGGAGTATAGGTGTTGTTTGAACCCGCTGTCAGCGCTCCGGTGGCTTGCGCGCAGATCAGATCGTCCTGGGTTGCGACGAACAGCACATAGGACGCTAGGCCCGCGACCGCCGGCCACGTGATGCCTTCCAAGGTGAATGTGTCCGTGCCAGAAGACGAAGTGCCTATGATGGCGATATTCGACGGGGCCGAAGGAAGCCCGCTTGAATCCATCGCGCAGATCGCCGCGCGCAGCGTCACGTTGGCTGGCAGCGATCCGCCCGTCGCGGACTGCGCGATCAATCCGATTCCGGGCGCGCCCGCGCCGGTGGCACTGAACTCGTTGACTGGCAACTTCCCGGTCACCACCAGGTTCGCGAGCATGCTGCCGTCGGCCATCTGCGCGTAAGACTGGTTGGTATCGAATGTCCACTCGCCCGGAAATAGCGCGTCATTCGATGCCGCCTGCACCTGATACGGGGCCCACGCCGGGCCGAGCGGAATCGGATAGAACAGAGGCGGCAGGGGCGCGGGCACAACGTCCATCGGCTTCGGCCCGACGTCCAGGTCGTACATGGAATCGGTGACCGTCTGCCCCTCGATCTGCACCGACCAGTCCTTCTTCAGACTCCAGCGCTGAATCCGGAAGGACATCGTAATGATCTGGAACGGAAGGTTCGTCCCATCACCTGGCGCTGAAGCCAGGAGCAAGCCGGTCACCGTGGTGTAGGTTGGGTCCGTGAAGCACAGCGTGATCACGGTCTGCACGCCGTTGATCACAACTTCTTTGTTCTGCATCGACTTGTCAAAGGCGTCGCCGCTGACCCAACTCACAGAGGTGCCGGTGACGTTGCAGGTTCCATGAAGGCCGGGGATGTCCGGGTGCGTCATCGAGACCACCTGCCCGACTTCGTTGCCGAGGCCGAGCAGGGTAGTCTGCCAGGCGGCGGCGCGCGCATCCCGCCACTCCGTGTACTTCACGCCGCCGATCTCTTCACGTGTGCGCGTTGCTCCGATGCGCAACGCCTGGCTCAACGTCGAGCACCCCACCGAGTGCATCTGGCTCGTGAGCGGAGATCCCGCGCGCCCATAGTAGGCGGCGTGGCTCTTGTCGCAGTACTCGGCTGTGTTCGCCTGATATTGATAGGCGACGTCAGCGAATGAAAGCACGAGGTGCTCGAAGCCAGCTTGGATCGGCGTCAGCCGCAGACTTTGAAACAGAGAGTTGGCGAGGGTGTACGCATCCACCGCGCTGGCGTTGATCCGGCAGCCGAGCTTCAGTTTCCCGAATTCCCAGGTGTAGAAGCCCAGGCAGCAGTTGAGCACCTCGGTGAGCCAGTCGCGAAACGGCTTCTGGCTGCTGATGATTCCCTGGAACTGGAACTGTGTTTCGACGCCGGTTCCGAGGATCGCGGCCACGTTGTCTGCGGCGATCTCGGCCGCCCCGCTGCCATCGCCCACGATCAACGACGGCAGCACAAACGTGGCGAGCTGCGCGGAGGACAGCGGGCCGGAGCCGCCGGCGGGATTCGATCCGGTGGACGGATCGCCGTACAAACTCATGGCGCGCAGCAGCATGTTGACGGCGATCCAGAACGGATTTATCAGGCCCCTGACCGCCGTGCGGTTGCCGTTCTGGTCCCATGTCCAGCCCCACATCCCGTAGTCGATGGGGACCGTCATCTGGTGCTGGTCGGGCGTGCTCGGTTGAATCGTGGTGGATTTGACGATGCGAATTTCGCACGCCGCCGTGCCCGCGGCGTACACATTCGGCTCCCATACCTGCGGAGATCCTTGGCCCAGCGAGAAATAGTCGTTGCTCGAATTCGCCGGGTCGCTGCCGGTGACGTAGCGGAGCCCCATGCCCGGCTGGTACTTCGTGATGTTCAGGTTGCCGTCAACCTTCAGGCCCTGCCAGGTGTAGCCATCAACCATCGGCGCGACCACGTATCGGTAGCCGTCCGCGTTGGTGACGACCATCGACGGGGTGAATCCACCGAGGGGTCCGGCGCTGAGAATGCCGAGTGAGTCGGCGTATCCCGATTCATCGCGGTAGTCCACCATCAACGCGCTTGCCATGAAGGCATAGAGCGGATTGCCGCCGCTGTTGCACCAGACCTCCGGGAGCGCCAGCCCCCAGATCGTATCGGAGACGATCGAGGTTGCCGTCACGGTGTTGCGGCCGAAGCCGAGGAAGCCGGTGGAATCGTCCTTAATGACGACGCCCTGCGGATCGGCCTGGTGCCCACCGAAATAGGGAGCCATGCCGTGGACCTGGCATCCGTTCGCCGATTCGAGGTAATAGTCGCAGCTCGTGGGATTTCCGCCCGCCGCCGTCACCGCATTGGCGCTGCGACCCTTCGAGGCCCACGGGCAATTCACGCCATCGTTGTAAATCTTCCAGCACTGGCGGCTGAGTTGCCGCTCGGGGTACTGGTTCATGATCTGGAAGAAGCCGTCGGAGCACGTCACCGGGAAGATCGGTGTCCCGTCGCTGGTGAAGTTCTGGATGACGCCCTTCCAAAGCTGCAGCAGAATCCCGGAGTTGACATGGAAAAGGCAGAGATCGATCTCGGCGTACTTCAGGTCGGTGTCGTTGGCGAGCTGCGTCATCACTCGGTCGCCGTTGCCGAACGTGAACCGCACGTTGTCCGAGGTGCCTTTGATGTCCTGCGAGATCAGAACATCGGAGCCGGGCTCGCCGATGCCAATCAATCGGGGCAGGTATAGCTGCCCGCCCACTGTCACACGCCGGTCAGAGAGATAGATGTCCGCGACCGCGGATTCGCGCACGCGGATGTGCACCAGAGGAATGATTTGCTGAACTTCGGAGAGTAGCGCCGTGGATAGCGCGGTCGAGGGGAATCGCAGGCAGGTGGAGTTGACCGCGTAGGTGGGTGCTTGCGTCGGATCGACGACCTCGATGAGGTTTAGCCCGACCTGTACGGCGTTGCGCAGGTATTCAAACGAGATCGGCGTCTGCTCGAAGGTCGCCAGTACGCCCGTGGTCGAGCCGCCGGGATTGGGGACTGTGTAGGTGAACGCCTTCCACGGTCCCTGCATGGACTCCCAGAACGCTTTGAGCTGGTTGGCTTCCGTCCAGCCGAGGTTCGGTCGCTTGAACTGAAACTTGCGCGGACCGATGCCGACGTAGTAACGCTGCTCCTGCTTGGCGTCAAGGCTGCCGAAGCGGTGCACGATCACTGGGCGCTCGACGGAGAAGCCGTACGGGTACTGCGTGGTGAGCGGGAATGTCTGGCCGGAGTTGATCACCGCGGGGACGGTGATGCGGCCGATGGTATCTGGCATAGCTCTATCGGAGCGGCTTGGCGGGTTATGACCTTCGGGCGCTTCGGCGCGTTTGGCGAGGTCCTATGTGCTCGAAGACAAACCAGCACAGTGCGGCTTCGGTCATTGACATTGCTCGGGTTGAGCCTCGGTCACCACCCAGATGGTTCTGCTCTGCGTGGACTATGAGAGATAGGCGGGGTCAAGATTCGTCACATCACAAATAACCAGGTGACACAAGATCGAGGCGCTTTGGGATCGGGTCGTCCCCGAACCAATATTGCTGCGACGAGGGGTCGAGCACCCGCGAAATCATGAGCTTGAAGCAATCTTCTTCGTGGGGCCACAACCACTCCCGATCCACGTTGGCAAGAGCAGGAGCCCGCTCCGAATGACGGAAATAAAATCGTTCGAAGCCTTCGCGCTGGCTTACGTCCTCGACGGCCTGAAAAACAGCACTCTCAAACTGGCCCGGTTCCTTCTCGGCAATACGGAGTTCATCTGGAACGATCATGACAGCACTCTGTCGGCCAAGTCTCGAACGAGAAAACGACCCGGGCGCCTGATTCAGAAGCCGGTAGTAGCGCACGTTTCCAGTACCATCTTGGTAATACAGGGCGAGGTATCGATCTATTCCCTCAGTTTGCGGCAGGGGCCGGTGAGTCGTCTCATCCTCTGTTTGCATCGCATTCATGAACCGAAGAGGAATTGCGGCGTTCACGAGACCGATCGCCTCTTCATGGAAAAGTCTTGGGACCCACTGTTCACGCATCTCAGGGGATGAATCATCTTCGAAACGAATGCACACATCCTTTAAGTGGAGCTGTGGCGGACAGGTGTGGTAGTTATAGCTGTCAACACGGTCATGTCTGATCGCGCCAGCCGCCGAAGGCAACCGATAAACGACGCCTACATCCGACCCAGCCCGACGGCTAAGGGCGCAGCCTTCAAACTTGTAGTTGGGTGCGTCGTGGGTAGCGAAGAACGCTGCGACTTTGATGTCGGCTGTAAAGTCGAGTAGTTCAGAAGCAAAACCATACTGCTGTGCGAGTGTCATGCCGAGCACGTACCCAAATGGCTGGATGAACGCCAGTTGCCGGATCATGGCGCAATGCTGGGCATCTAGAATTGTCTTCCAGATGTGACGCCGCTCAGAAACATAGGACCAGTGTTCAGCACGAACGTACTTCGACAACGCGGTATCGAAACCGGAGTTCGCAGCAAGCGCAGCAAAATCTGCATTCGAGGATAGTTTAACCAGCGATTGATAATCGTGCTGTGTTAATCGGCCATCGTTCATATCCCGGACTAGCCATTCGATGTAGCTATCGGGTTTCATTTCTATGAAACTTCGACCGCAATGACGTAGAGACTGTCGGTACTCAGCATCTCTAGGTGTGAACACACGCTTTAGCCGAACTGACCGACGAAACAGTGATGGGATCAGGGGGCCGGGCCATTCTTTGATCTGGCCGCGGTAGACGAATCGGTCCGAGTCCATTCGCCCGAGGTATTCAACCAACGCCTCGATATCGGCTGCGGCTGTCGAAGGAGACTGAAAGCGCAGTTCTTCGTTGCCTGTTCGCGATCCGCTCTTCAGCCATTTTCCGAACACGGAACCTCGCACCTAAGCGCCCTCATTATATCGGGTACATTTGACGGTAGGAAGCGCTGCGCTCGGTGTCCGATCCCTGAAATCCGACGAGCCTCTTGTCTGGGGAGGCGCTCATGATTCCGAAAAAGGCCTATGTCGATTCCACCAATTCCAGGCCCTGCACATTGGTCCGCGCGAGATCCGTCGACTGCGCCCAGTTGCCACGGAACACCACCGTCACACGCCCCTCCGTGTTGTTGCCGGTGGGATCGTGGTTGCTGCCGATCTGCTGGCCCGACGCCACGTCGAACGGATTGTAAAAGGCGAACGGGGTCAGCCCGGCATTCTGGGACACCCAGAAACTGTACAGCGTTGAGAGCAGCGATGTGCTCAATCGTTTGCTGAGCCGGAACGTCCGCCGTGAGGTCAGCGCAAGCTGCGACCGCTGGATTGTTCCGTCGTGATACTGGTTCTGGAGCTGCGCGTACTCGCGCAACTCCGTGAACGCCGTACACAGCGAAGCCGGCATCACACCGTTGGGTTCGCTTTGAACGAGATTGCCCGGCATCTTGAATCACGCCACCGTCAATCCAGGTAGTTGCATGTTGGCCGATTGCTGTGTGCGGCCGTAGCTCGAATACTGCGCCGCCATCGCCTGGTCGGTTACGAACTGGGGTGTGACGAATTGTCCGGTCATGAAGTTCGCCGCGTCGGCTCCGCTGATGTTCAGCGACATGTACGTTGCGCCGGTACCTCCTGCCGTGTTCGGACTGCCCGGCGTGGGATAGGTCCCGGCTGCGATACCGCCGAGCGTTGGAATGTTCGAAGCGTAGACGTGCGCCTGACCATCCTGGTAGCTGGCTTGTTGATAAAGCTTGCCACCCTGCTCCATCAGGCTCCCGGCGTAAGGCGTCGTGGCCGACAGTGGCATCTTCTGGCCCGTGGCTTCCGAATACAGCATCACCAGTTGACGCACACTCGGGGAGCGTACAGCCACTGCAATGTCGCCGCCGAACTGGGACTGCGCGATCTGGACCACCTGCTTGATGGTGCCGCTGTTCTGCGGGATGTCTACGCCGTAGATGCTCTTGATGTCGTCGTGAGCCTTCCTCTGCGGCGACTCGATTCCGAGAAGTTTCTCGACCACTCCGGCAGTGAAACCCGCCGTCGCTCCAATCGCGGCTCCCCATGGACCGCCGATCTGTTCGCCGATCAATGCGCCACCGGCGGTATCCTCAAGAGCGCCCGTCCATGTCCCACGCTGCGATCCGAACAGTCCGCTGGTCGCGAGCATCATCCCAGCGGCTCCGGCGGCGGGAGACTTCGCGACGCCCTGTACGCCACCCCAGAAGTTGCTATCAGAGGCGTTCCATGCGTCCTGGTTCCAGAACGTGCCTTTCAAGTTGGAGAGCGACTTCGAGAAGCCGCCCTTGCTGAACATCCCGTAGAGACTGGATGTGCCGCCCTTGGAGCCGGAGCCCAGAATCGTAGCGAGTGGGTTCATGCCAGCACCAGCGTGCGCGCTCATCGGAAGATTCATCAGGTCGCCCACGCTCGGTCCTGCGGCCGGAGCCGCGCCGGCGGTAACGATTGGTCCGGGGAGCGATGTCCCTGCGCCAGATCCCGACAAGGTCGGCATGCTCATTGCGACGGACCCGGATACCGGCGCGGGCACCGAGATCGATGGGACCGAAATACTCGGGACACCGGAGTTTCCTCCAGACGCGTGCGGAGCCGCGATCCCCATCCCGGTGGCGAGGATGGCAGTCAACCCCGCCATCACCGCGCTGTTCTGCATGGTCGCCGCGGTGTTCTGGTCGGTGGACACGCGTACCGGGTCCTTTGACGTGCCACGTAACATCCCGTTAATTCCGCCCTGCCCGTCCGATCCGTAGATGACGGGATGCAGCACATTCGCCACCGCGCCGCCCAGGGTCTCGGTAATCGGCTTGAGCACAGCAGAGTGGATCGTGTTGAGCAAATCCTTGCCGAAGTTCGCCGGCTTGGTGAGCAGAACGTCGATCAGTTTCTCGGCCTGCTTCTGTAGCCCATCGATCTGCGACTGCAACTCCTGCTCGCGTTTCTGCTGGAGCTGCGCCTGCTTTTCCTCGAACTGATCCTGCGCCTGCGCGATTTCCGTGAACAGATCCTTCTGCGCCTGCGCGGCCAGGACGGAGCGTTTTGCCGCGTTTTCTTCTTTCGCTATCCGCTCCGCTTCGATGCCCGCCAACTGGACGGCCAGATCGAATCTGATTTGGTAGGCTTGATGCGCTGCTGCCTCTTCCTTACGGGCTGCCAGTTCCCGCTTTTCGGCCTCAGACATTGCCATCGGCGTTTCCTGCCCTGTAGTCAGTTCCGCCATGCGCCCGGATCGCGCCGCGCGCCGCCGCAATTCATCGCGCTGCGCCTGGACCCCGATGTCCTCGATCCGTTCCTGCGCGGCGAAGCCTTCTTCCCACTCCTTCATCTGCTCTTTGCTCGGCATCATGAGCGCGAGCATTTTCTTCCGCTGGTCGGCAGCTTGCTTGTCGGCGTACTTCTCAAACTCCTCCCACGCCTTCTTGGATATGACCGCTGCCTGTACGTCCGCCGCCTTTCGGATCGCCGCGATCTCCGATTCCGACGCCTTCACCTGCGCGGCCTGCTTCAGAAGCTTGTCCCGCTGATAATAGATTTTGCCGATCGCGTCCAGTTCCGCTTCGTCGCCCTTCTTCTCGAACTCGGCCGCCTGGCGACGGAAATCCTTGAGCTGTTCCGATCCCTTTGCAACCGCATCCAGTGCCGCCTTGCGGCGCGCTTCCGTAGCTTCCGCAGTGTGGAGTTGTTGACCCAGATCCAGCGCCTGAGCCTTCGTCAACGGCTTATCCGGTTCGAGCAGCTGCTCCTGGAGGCGCTCCACATCCTTCTTGGCGTCAGCGTATGCCTTCTCCATGCCGTCGTGGGTACCGAAGAAGCGGGCGCGAATTCGATCCGTCTCTTCCTTGCCTTCATGCAGGTCTTTCCGCTTGGTGGCCGCCTCGGCATCCTGCAGCATCTTCTGCAACTGCTGGATCTGGCCCTGGATATCGCTGGCCTGCTTTTCGCGGGCCTCCTCATCGCGAGTGGGGGCTATCGCTTGCAGAACACCGAAGTCACCGGTCAACCGCTGCTGCTCTGCCCGTAAATCCTCGATGCGCTTCAAGGTGGCATCTCGGTTCTTCATGATGTCCGGGGCCCGCCGCTCCAGGTCGGCCACATCCTTGCGATGGCCGCTGATCGACATGCTCGCGCCGTAACCACCCGCCGCCTTAATCTGCGCCGCATCCTGAAGGGCCTGGATCTCTTCGCGGTGTTCCCGCTCGTCGTCGCCGGCGGTCGAGATGTTGTTGAGGAACCAGTCGACGCCCTTGCCGACCCAGGTCACGGTGACGACCAGCCCTTCTTTGAACTTGCGGACCAGCGAATCCCACTTGGTTTCGAGCACGGTTACTTCACGCTGGTATTCGGAGAAGCGGCGTATGTCCTCCTCGGTCGGGCCGAAGCCCTGCTCGTGGGCGACGCGCAGGTTCTCATTGAGTTCCGTCATGAACGGAATCGCCTCGACACCGACCTTCTTGAACAGTTCCATAGCGGCGGCGTCCCGCTGAAATCCTTCGGGAAGTTTGTTCAAGCCCTCGGAGATCTCCACCAGAATCTCGGAGGTGGGTTTCATCTCCCCGGTGGCGGTGTGGAAATCAATGCCCATCGCGCGCATCGTCGCCCGCGCTTTTTCACCTTCGCTGGAATTATCGTTCGCCGCCTGGGACAGGCCGCGCATCAGGCGTTCGACAATCGAAATGTCCTGCCCGACCGCGCGCGCCGCGAAGCCAAACTGCCCGACTTCCTTCGCTGTCAAACCGGTGCGTAGTTCGGCGTCCTTCACGCGCGTGCCATATTCCCCGAGACTCTTGGCGGCTTCGAATGCGGAAACGGCAATGGTTCCCAGAACGGCCGCGCCGCTGGCGACCGCGATACCAAAGGGCCCAAGAGCCGTAAGCACGGACGAGATTGCGCCTTTGGCTCCCTGGAGCGGATTCTCCATGAATTGGCCGACGCGCTCGCCGAACGCTTTGATGGATTCGGACTGCTTCTGCAGAGCTTCTTCGGCTTCCTTGGCCGCCTTGACTGCGAGGGCTTCACGCGCTACCTTCTCTTCCGCGGCGATCATCTTTTCGTAAGACCTGGTGATCGCGTCGATGGCCTGCGGTTCGCGATTGTATCGCTGGAGAAGCTGGTCCCGCTGGGTGATCAGTCGGTCCACGCCGCTCTTGCCGTAGGTTTCGGCCTGCTTTTCGAGGGAGGCGATGAGCCGCTGCACGCTGGACCGCGTCTGATCCGAAATCCGGATGACCTTGGCGTGCGACGATTCCGCTTTCTTCTCGAAGCTGTCGAGGCCGGCGTTGGCCTTGTCCACTACGGGGCTGACTTGATCCTCGGCTTCGAGGATTACGCGCTCTGCTTGGTCTGCCATTTCAAGCTGCCTTGAGCATCACGAAGGGACGCGCCTGGAACGCGGCGAGAACCGCCTGGCGGTCGCGCGGCGAAACACCCCATTGCGCCTCGCGCCGGTTGTTGAAGGCAGCGATCTGCGAAGCCGTCAACCGGCGCCCGGAACGGGCTTCGTCGAGAAACCCAATCGCCGCGCGATTCTCATTCGCGGTCAGCACCTTGAGGCAGCGCAGCGTATGCCCGCTCCAGGTCCAGTCACGGACGGGATTTAGCCCGCGCGCCGCCTTGTAGTCGGGGTAACCACGTCGGCCCGGCAGACCCGGTTTGAGCGGTGCGGCCGCCTGGTCGTAGATGTTCTGCCCGCTCTGGATGCGCACGCGGATAGAATCGGCCAGCACCTGCGCGAAGCCCTGCATCTCGGTCGCGGTGTAAGGCGAGTAGACAAAGCGGGCGTGCCTGATGACGGTTTGGAATCTGGCCATGGCTACCTCGGAGGCAACATGTTGGAGGTGCTTGCGGTTGAGGGAAGGGTTACGATCAAGTGTTATCGGTCCCGCTGAACAGCTTTCGCGACCTGTGCGGTGTCGCAACGATGCAAGACAGAAATCTTCCCCGAGCTCTCGACACGGACAAAACGGCGAATCTCGCTGTCACATACGTCCAAGCTGCTTTCGAGAGACAGAGTTGGCTTTTCCGTCGCCAGGAAGGCAGGAATGATTTCGGCATTGATGCTGAAATCGAACTTGTTGAAAGGAACCTCGTCACAGGGCGGATTTTCAAGGGCCAGATAAAGGGACAGGCGAACACGGAATGGACCAACGGAACGACCTCGGTTCCGGTCAGCGTATCTACATACAACCTGTGGAAGGCCACGCCGGTACCAGTCATCGCTCTTCTGTGTGATGTGGACACCAAAGGCGTCTATTGGAGCCTGCCAATCTCACAGGTGCCTCGGGCAGGGGCAAAATTCATCTCGCTGCGTTTTGAAGAGCAGCAATCTTTAGGGTCCAGTTTTGATGTGTTGGAGAAACTACTTCAATCGTGGTTCACGGCGTTTTCAGAAAACATCCTTCGCGAGGTACCCCACTTCCATCGGATCTTCTTACATCTTCGGGAGGGTGCCGGTTTCGGCGACCCGTGGTCGATGCTGCCTGACGATGTCGATGGCGAATGCCGGTTGTTTTACCATCACCTGATCGAACTGCGCCTCCGCATGGGTCTCTCTTGCGCCCACGTGCCGCCAATTGATGAATGGTATCTCCGCAGTACGGCGATTTGGGGTGACGATCACGCCCTTTTCTGGGGAACCTTCGATGAGCTCATGAGCTACATAGAGCCAGACTATGAAGAGGCCCTGCGTGAACTCCGGCGACGTACGGCGCACGTCGAGCCGCGGTTCGAAAACCAGGAGCTAGTTGCTTTCCTTAACAAACTTTCTGGCCAGGATGACGGCAGGATGACTGTCTCATATGCGTACATGGACCCTCGCATGCACGATCCATCCTTCGCCCGACGATTCGATGAGATGCTCCGAGAAAGGGGCGCTCTGAAGTTCCCTCAGGTTAAGAAGTAGAGCCGCGCGGGCGATGAATTGACGCTGTCGCCGGGCAGGAAGCTAACTTGCGGCCTGCCTCGATATCTGATCGTCGGCACCTCCGGCTCTCATCTGTTCCTGGCGCTCGGCTTCGATGAGTTCCAGCACGCGGAACTCCTCCTCCGTAACATCCGCCAGCGTGATCGTCAGTCCGATACTCTTTGCGTTCAAAATGCGGAAGCATCGCCGGACCAACGCGCCGTTCGGCGTGTCCATCGCCTCTTCGAGCAGGTTCTTCGGACAGCCCGGCCCGTGGCTGACGTCAATGGCCTTCCAATCCGCCCCACACGCGGGGCAGCCATCCAACTCTGCCTGCGCTGAGTGACCGCACTTCCGGCAGCGGAGGACGCGGTCAGGACAATCCTCCTCAGCGCCACACAGCCCGCCTTGGCGCAGCACCGACCGGATCAGGAATCGGACGCCCGGCTCTTCCGGCCAGTCGCCGGGCGCAGTTATTCCGGGTCTTCGTCAGCCTCGATGGCCAGTTGAGCGATCACCTCGGACACCGCCGCCGACTTGTGAACGATTGGCACCGCGCCGGCGTAGCCATCATGTGAGATGTGCAGCTTCTCGTAGAGCGCGCCGCTCGGCTCCAGAAACGCACGCGTCTCGACCGACCGCCGCGCGGCCACAACGCTTGTCGAAGCCCGCTCGTGGTCCTGCATCTCCTTTGCGGTCGGCATCCGCAGCACATGAACCACACGTGCGCCGGGGACCTTCATCTCGATCCGGTAGTTGATGCCTTCGCGTTCCACGCTGGCCACGGCGCACCGTTCAATTCGACCGATCACCATGCCGGCCTCGGCATCATCGAACTCGGGACCGTCTTTGTCCGTGCGGATCTTGGCGAACAGTTCGGCGTTGATCTTCGGCAGGTCCACATCCTCGCTCTGCGACTTCCCGCGTCCGAGGAAATGCCGCACCGTGCGCTGCGCGCGCGCCCACGCACACCCCTCCTCGTCCGAAGGGAACCGCACTTCGCAACTCTTCTCGCCGCCCGAAAGGATCGGCACCACGAAAGGCTTCGATGCGTCGAAGCCCGCTTTCTTTTCGGTTTCCATTCAAGACTCCTATTGGCAGATGCCCTGTAGCGGCGTGGTGATGGTCATCGTCACCATGCCGTTGGTGGGGTCGTAGAGTTGCACACCGGTGATCTGGAGCGTCACGATGCCATCGGTGTTTCCGAGTTCGGCGACGTTGAAGCCCATCTTCTGGATCAGCATCGTGAAGGAATTGTTGGCGTCGCGCGTCGCAGTGAACGTGGCGGTCCCGGTTGTCTGGTTGATCAGGTTCGCATACTCGGTCGATCCAGCCTGGACGCGCACCACAAACTGCACGGCGAAGACGCGGTCGCCCCACTCAAAGCGACCCTGGATCTGGTAGCCATCTTGAGCGCCCGAGCCGGGGAAGAAGCCGGGCCGGAAGTTGTTCTCCCAGGAGGCGTCCATGGACACGAACTGCTTGGCGCTGCCGCCGGAGAGGTAGTTGATGCCGTTGAACGTCAGAGCGCTGATCATCCCGGCATTGAACTCGTGCGGCGTGGAGATGGCCGGCAGCGTGATGCCGCTGGGCGACGTGTACTGCCCGGTCGTAACGCATTCCGCCGAGCACATCGCGCTGGCGCGGCCGGGCGAGTTCTTGATGGAGAGCTTCCACGATTTGACGGCGCAGCCCACCAGCATCTCGTCCAGCACCGCGGACCCACCGGGGCGGATCTGCTGCACGAACGAGAAGTACGGCAGCTCGAGGCCGGTCGGGTTCGTGGCTCCCAGCGCCGGAACGATGGTGTATGTGTAAGGACCGCTGCCACTCACGGTGACGTTGCCCAGACCGAAAGACATCGCCCACGCGAGGAACTCCGAGGAAGCGTACTTCGAAATCTCGAAGGCCGGCGTGTTGTAGTGCGACTTGAAGAGCTGCGTCGGGAATTCGTGTCCCTTGCCGATTTCAGCCCGGTCGTCCTCGTTCACCGGGACCTTCGCCCACGGCTTGGTGTTGAGATTGGTATGACGCCAGATGGCGGCGACCAGATTCGCCGTTCCGATGGCGGTCTGTTTGCCGAATCCCCAACCTTCCATCAATTCGTTGATGTTCGCCATGCTATTTCTTCTCCTCAGCCGCAGTTGGCGGCTTCTGGTTCGTGGCCACCGGTGGTGGAACCTGGTGCCACCCGGCGACCATGAGCGGCGTGAGCGCTGCGGCAGTCGCCTCGACTTCCTTCATCTCGCCCTCGGGCGATTGCATAAAGACCCCGTCCATAACGTTCTCCTCATTCCCCGCCGGGATTGCCTTGCTCCACGAGCGTTGCTTGCACTTCGAAATAGTCGAGCGTTGCCCCATCTGCGCTCACCACAACGGTGTTTCGCTGCGCGGACGGAAGGTCCATGTCCATCGGGTAGCAATCGGGGTCGATCTGGAAATGCAAGAGCGACGCCCATGATGGAGCACCCGTTGGTATGGCGCTTACCAGCAGCCAGAACAGATCGGCATACGTGGCGGTGGAATTCTGTTCGGGAGCGCGCAGGTAAATCGAGAAGCGATGCGCGAAGTGTAGCGCCCCGCCAGTGAGACGGCGCGGCGTCGTGCCGTTCCACGCTACCAGGATGGAGCCGGGCGGCATCTGGAGGATAGCAAGCCGCAGATTGTTGTCGGTAGCCAGGCCCTCCATGAACGCGCGGACGTTGGCGCCGTCGCCGCCGATTGCTGTTACCAATTCCGGGCAGGACTGGAGCGCGGTCACCCACTCGCCAAGTATTGTTTTCGGATTGATCACGAGCGCTGAAGAAGTGCCAGGTTGAGCATGCCGTAAGCGTCGGGCTGGCGCACCGTTGTAACCACGTACTGCGTGCCCCAGGCAGTTACCCAATCGCCTTTAGCCGGCGGGGTCGCAAAGTCGGATGGATTTACCGAAATCTCCTCGAAGCTCGCCATCGCGCCGGACTCCTCGCGCGGCCGCAGATGGCGCACCGCCGTCACCGTGAACGGGCTTCCCTGCGCCGCGCCTGCCTGCACCGGTTGGTACACCACCGGCTCGCCGAACGTCTGCGCAACGACGCCGTCCACGAACGCTTCAATGCTGGGCCAGTTCGGCATCTCAGGTCCAGTAGGCAACGATCAGTCCCTCGCCCGCGTTGTTGGCATCGATGTAGTAGTCCGATGGCACCAGCGAATGCCTGGAGTCCTCCGCCCAGATGTCGAACGCATCCGCGACGCCACCGCCAGAGCCGGTTGGCCAGAACTCCTTGATCACGCCCGTGCCGTTCGCCTTGTTCATGCCGGAGACGCCCAGGAATACGCGCCCAGTCTGCCCGATCACCGCGGCGAATCGCATCCGTTCCACGCGGAGATTCGTGTCACTGGTAACGCGGGCGGGCGTACCAGGCGTCGGGACCGGGATACTGCCGAACGAGTTTGCTTTCATTGGAATCAGAGCCAGGCCAGGATCTTGTACTTGGCCCCCGTCGTTACCGTCACCTTCACGTTGGTTGCGTCGTGCGTTCCTTCGGCGACCGTGAAGACGTTGGTGCTCCCGCTGTTGTCCGTGCAGGAGACCAGTACGCCCGCAGGCGCCGCGCCCAACCCATGTGCGATGTTCTGCGACGCGCCCGTGCCGGTCTGGACCGCCGAAAGGAACTGCTTCTGCTTCGATGGATAGGTGCCTTTGAAGTTTGCCTGTGGACCCGCGCTCTGAAACTCCGGAGCGTTAACGGGCGTTTTTTCCACTTTGACTGCCATGTCTTTTCTCCTTTCCCGGCTTGGCCGGTTCCTGTTTTGGAAGCCTGGAGAGCGCCCGCTCCGCTTCTGCCTGGGTCCCGATCCGGCGTTGCTCGTAGAGTTGCCGTGCGCGCGTCAACTGCACCTTGTTGGTGGCATCGGGCGCGGGATACTCGTCGCCGATGTCAGACGGCGTAAAGCCCTGCCACGGGTGCAGAACGTAAAGCGGCGGAACCAGACCCCTGGTCAGCCGAGCCCACGATTCACGGCGAAGCATCATGGCTACACCGCCGAGATCACGTTGTTGAAGAAGAAGCCCAGGTCCGGGGAGACCAGGCGCATATCGAACGCCGAGTCGATCTCGACGCGATCCGAAGCCAGGTGCTCCATGCGGAACGTCTTGATGCGGACGCCGGCGCCACCGGTCGTTCCGATCAAGCCGGTCCAGTTGAAGACGTACCCGGCGCTGGGAGTCATCAGGCCAGCATTCTTCGGGCGGTAAAACAGCGCCGCGCTCATGCCGCCGATGAACGCGTTGGATTCGGCCGCGCCTTCCGCCGCCGTGTTGTAAACGGCGTCGATGACGAGGACATCCTCCAGTTCGAGAATCTCGGCCATGATCTGACGAGTGGCTACTGCCGGGTTCGGCGCAGTCTGGCCGTACTTGGTGCGGTCGATGAAGTCGGGGTGATCCACGAGCTTGTCGAACACCGGGCGGCTGACCACGAAGATGTTCGGCGCGAAGCCGCCGCTCGACAGGCGCATCTGGGTCTTCGCGTGGCGAATGTCCGTGATGGGGTTGCCGTTCGGATAGTTCCCGGAGTCCCAATAGATGACGTGCGTGGAGTCCCCGGTCGCCTGGCCGGTGACGTTGTTGGTCCAGATGCCGGTGCCGAAGAACTTCGTGACCCACTGATTCTCGCGCCGGATCAGCGCCTTTTGAGTCAGGAAGATGGTGGCGTCGCGGTCGGGGGCGAGCGGCGAGTCGCTGTTGGAGCGGATCTGATCATCCACATCCTTGTGCAGCGACCAGACGTCGCAGTTGTACGTGCCGGTGGAGTTCAGGTTGTAACCGGTGCCGGCGGATTCGGTGGCGAGCGCACGCTTCTGCATCTCGTCGCGGTTGAAGTCGGCCCGCGCGTAGGTGTAATAGAGATCGCTTTTGTTCTCGACGGGGACGGCGGGGAAGGCCTTGTCGGCGACGAATTCAACTCCGGCGGCCTCCTGAAGGTAGGCCACTGAAACATTCGTCAGCGGGCGATTGACGTGGACGTCTTGTAGTGTTGGCTGAGGCATTTGTGATTTCTCCTATGTGATGAACGGCTACATCTTGTACGGGCCGAGAAGCAGCGCAGGGATAATCACGCCAGCGCCGCCCGATGCCGCCAGTGCGCGTGCCCGCACGAAATTGCCGGAGGTTGCAGTGATGGCCTGGCCACTGGCGTTGGCCATGAGTGGGTCGCCGTTGTTGAGCGCAGCGCCGGTCACGAGCTTGGTGATTCCAAGGATCGCGACCTCGCCCTCAACTCCCTGCGCGTTGGGCTTGTCCTGGACCACGCCATCGGCGACGGCTCCAGCGCCCGTGAAGTTGATCTGCCCGGACGAGTTGACGGTCACGAAGTAGAACTGCGGGTTCACAGTTCCACCGCTCGTGAGGTCCGCCGCCGCCGGAAG